ATACAAAATGACACAAAATCCATTTGTGTATATTTTTAGTTTCAACTACTAATCTCTGTTTACAAGTATTGTACTCTATTTAAAGCCCAATAGCCACCATAGCATTAGTATACATTACAGGTCTTTCTGTCGAACCCTGTAATTCTGTCAACTCCACCAAGAATATGCCTACCCCCGGCTGCATTCTAATAAGTTACAGTGGATTTCTCTTTTTCCTTTAAGTGTGAGTGTTCACACCTAGCATATATTATACCTGAATCTCCTTCAGGTATATCCGGGAAAGCAACAAGAATTATTGATTTCTGTAAGCAATCTGTGTGTACACAGGCAGCCTGGGCTAAATTGCCCTCTATTGTACCTTGTATAGGTACGAGTATGAACTCTTTGCTTTCATTTGTGCCACAAAATGGGCATACATGGTTATTGTCCTTATCCCATACTGAAAATGTTCTCATAGTATTTATTTTATTGGTAAGCTTTCAATATCCGACATGGAAGCTATTTCATCCAAAAGTTTAAGTATCTGAGCTATTCTCCTGGCTTTTTCAACTTCTGTCCTAAGGAATTTAAGACTCTTTTGATCCTCTTTTATTATGTTAACTGTGAATTTCTGCACACAATCATCAAGTATCTTCTCAGCTGTAAGCTCTATAATCTCATCGTTAGACAGCACTTCAATCTTCACATATCCTGTAGTTGATTTCATTGAATATTAATTTAAAATTGAAATAGTCCACCTACACATCCAGTATCGGCCCGAATTTCAGTGGACTATTGGTGAGCTCCATTTATGAGGGCTGGAGCTCTTATTTACCCGATCATTATGAATTGATAACCTCTTTTGCCTGATCATATAACACCTTATCACGCAAGGATGGGCTATCCTTTGTATGTTCTCTGATAATAACATCAAAACAGTTATTATTACACCATTTCCTGCATGATTCCAGAGATATCCATGGTGTGAGAGAAGAGGTATTCATTCTCACCTGAGGTGCCTCTTTTAAGCGAGCTGAGTGTATATACACCTGCTTAAGCTCTGTTTTAGTGAAATTTGGCTCCTGACTAACAAGCTTACGGAACCCGAGTCCACAAACCATGTGAAATCCATCATCATCCTGAATAACATCACCAACGCTGGTGGATCTGCATGGATTGGTAGGATTCCATATACCCTCAAAATTCTGGCTCTTAGTGAACGCATGCTCTAAAGAAGGAGCATCAACATAGCCAGCATAGACACGAGGCTGTTCTTCAGCCTCAGTAAATCTTTTGTCGCCTGTGGCGTGATAGATGTGGTATTGCATATTATGTGGTTTAGGTTTATTATGGAGCCAATTCATGTAGAGTATTGGCTTTCAATCTCTTTTTATAGATCAAATTAGCAGAGCGTTTCACACCTAGCATTCTATTGGTATATGACGTAATACTGGCTGTTATAAGCTTGTCTAAAGCTTGATTCCATGTATATGAGCCATTGTAATAACCACCATATTGACCTATTTGCACCTTGTATTTGGTTGCAGGATCGCTTGGTTCCCATGGTATAATACGACCAACCATGTCGCGATTGTTCATTATTTCATACTCACCTCGTCCATTTAATACAATAGTTGTACTCATAACTAATAGTTTCTTGGTTTAAAGAATTTTTTACGTGGTGGATAAGATCTAAGCACACCTCTTACACTTAATCCAAACATTAAATCACTTTTACTGTTAGTATCTATAACACCAACATTACGCCAGTGTCGACGTAAAAAACGCCTCATTTTACGTGATAAATCTCTCATTTTTTTAATTTTTTAACACGAAATGCACATAACGCACTTGGTATTATAGGATCTAAACCGTCGGGATAAAATTCAATTATCTTTTGTTTGGGCGGATTTATCGTAAGACGACCTACAGCATAATCATCAAATACAATTATAACATCGCCCACACATAGTTTTTGTCCTGGCTTTAAATCAAAATAGGTTAGTTCAGCTACTACTACCATGTTATTTCCTGGATTTATCGAATAAAGTAGATTATGTAGAATATAACTGCCAGTAGTATAAACCCAACTCCTGCAAAATGAACAGAAAAGGCTATATGCTCCAAATCATCCTCTTCTCTATCTCTTTTAACAAAGAAAAGACTGATTATAATACATATTAAGGCTAATAAGAGCATCATATTGGTATTATTTAATACGTAATTTTTTTACTCTGAAACCATAAAGCGGACTAGCCCCATCTTGATTTAAAATAAACCAATCAGATATGACAGATGGTTTTAGGTTATTTGCCCTATAAAATCGTAATACTACGTAATTACTGGTAACAACTATAATTTGACCAGGACTCAGGTCAATACTGCCCATGGCATTAGTGTAATCAAACTCAATTGCTGCTAATATCTCCATTTTTAAGTTTTTTTAGTCTAAATCCATACAGAGCATTTGGCCACCAAATATTACGCACTAATACCTTGATTATTGTTAACCTGCTTAAGGGAACTCTTACGTTGCCTCACTCATTAAATAGCTGCTATGTGCTGCCTGAGATATACTCAGCTAAGACCACATTAGTCTATTCAGTCAATAATCAAGGATATAAGCCCCAAGAGTGGCCTCCACCCTATATATACTCAAGGATCTATTTGAGACTTCAGTCTCTCCCATTGGTAAACTAAATCCTCCATTTCACCTTTAAGTAACTCCCATCTGCTTTTAGACTTACCAGGAGGAATAACATCCCAATCTCCGTCAAAACGGAGCTTTTTAGTTATTACTTTAATAACTTCACTGCATTCCTTGGCTAAGGCTGCAGCTGGATCACCCTCATTTTTATGTTTTCCCATAGTTTACTTGATTTAAAAGGTTTCGTTATTAAATCGATAAGTCCATGAATAGTTTTGAATGTTGTCTATTCTCATGTGAGTTAGGTCACCGATATGAACTGCAGGATTTGTATTCTTCCACATTCTTAACCATTGAACAACTTTCAATGGGTTATTATCCAAATAGTAGTAATTATAGTTTTTGTTTTTATAATGTCTTCCTTCCTCAATAACCTTTAAGTTATTAAAATAAAGAATTCCAATTGTACCTCCAATAAGATTTCCAATTGATTTTAATCCGAAGGCATCACTTTCAAAATACATTAGAATATCTGTATTTGTATTTACGCCTCTAAAATGAGTTCTGATTTTACTCGGATCGTATGTTGTTTTCTTCCCTTTGTAATAGTTACAAATGAATTCAAAATCCTCACCAAGATTTAAACCATAGGGTCTGTTGATTTGTAGAATCATAAATTAATCAATGGTTTTCAGGTTAAAATAGCCATTTAGATCACTCGATTTTTCACGTGGAACACCCTCATCGTCCCTTTAATTCCACAATTATCCTGTGGATATACACCACTATGCACACTGAATTAAGGCAAATAATTGCAATTCCAAGCACTAAATCGTCACTTTTTAGCAAATTAATGCCAAAAATCAGGAAAAATGTGCATAAAATAACACATATAAAATTCCATAATGTTTTAAATGTCATATTAGCAGGTATTTAGGAGAATTATGATCAATAACACAATAATTAGTGTCAATTTGTCATCTATTTCCTTAGAATTGTCCATATTTTGAGGCTTTAATCGGCTGAAATGCACGCCTAGTTAGTGTTACAACAGATTTATGTGGTTCTGTAGCGATAAGTGGTAATAATTACGCCAGGAGACGACAATAATCAAAGAACAAAAAGAAGAAGGGCTGGCACATAGCCAACCCTGTCTCCATATGTATCGCCTGCTTGCTTACTGTGGAACTTCTTCCTTAGCTGCAACTGGTTCAGCGACTTTCGGTGCTGTTACAGGCATGCCGAACATGCTAACAACTGTTTGGTTGGCAAATGAATGCGCCAAAGCAGCCTGTAATACCGGGTTTTTTGTTGCGCCAATCTGCTGCTCAATGATATACTGCTTATCGAGGACTGGCTCAAGGCTGTTGTCCACGAGATTGACGAAATTGGCTTTTCCGCCGCCATTTCTGCGCTCACCAGCACGCACAACAAAAGGACATTTGGTCTCAATGTTGAGTTTACCGATGCGTGAGCGAGTGTACATGACCAATGTACCGTCGTCGGTTTCAGTAATACCAGCCAAATCAAGAACTTCATCGGCGGGAGTGTCTTTGTTGTCTTCAGCATATTCAGCCTGAATTTTCTCCCAATCGGTTTTGTTCAAATGGTAGGCGTAGCTGCCTGTAGTGGCATTAGCCTGACGTGATACGCGTGTAACGCGAATAAAAAGACTCTTCATAATACTTAAGGGTTTAAATTTGAAGAAATAATTATAATTACAAAGTTTATTCGAGGTTGATGATGAGGACTATCTTCAAGTAAAAGCATTAGCCCAATGGGCGGCTAATGCAAGCGAGGTCGATAAGAGGCTTGGGATTACTTATAGTCCCAATCCAATGCGTCATTTGTCGGCATGACGCAACCATAGATGATAGCCATAGTTTGGTTTGGAATATATGGAAAAGGGGATTATCTCCCCTTTGTTAACAGCCCGATTTCATGCGTGCTCAATGGCATTGAGACAGGCATTGCCTTATAATAAGCAATGGTCATAACGTTGTTATCATTTACGCCATTGTTGTACCAGAAAGCTTTTTTGTTTTTAGTGTAACGAAGGAAGGTACATTCCTTACCGTTGAACCAAAAGGTCTTAGACTTTGCCATAATTTAGGTTAGCCCCTTAAAAAAGGGTGATTGATGAGGATTATAACCGTAAATGAAGACATTTTCGAGACCGGGGGTACCCACGGTTTTTCTTTTGAACCCCGGTTGTTGAATGGGGTGGTCTTAAAAGCTCGGGATACATATTATAAAAGCTCAGGACATACACTAATATTTTATAGAATAACTTATTATTATTTGTTATTATCCAGGAAAGATCATATATTCGCTGTATGAGGACACTATTATTATGTATACTCCTCCTATTAGGAGGATTAGTTAAGTCTCAGGTATGGCAAGCTGATACTTTAAAGTATTGGTCAAATATATGGTATGAGCCCGATACTGTTATAACTGAGGAGATAATAATAGAGATAGATAAGGGGTATATAACTATTGTTAAGCACAATGCCTTCTTCAAGGCTAAAATAGTGGATACTCTTCAGACAGATAGGACTGGCCCCTACTCATATACAAAGAACTATAGGATTCTGAAAACACCAGATTTTCGTAAAGACACAGCTTATGAGATGAAGTTATATATGTCCTACTATGGTAATAGATTGACACATCTGGGATTAGCTAAGGGCGAGCAATTATTTATATACTGGATTACAAATCAATTAATTAACACAAATGCAAAAAGAACAGGAATAAATGAAACTATACTTTCAGATAAATAACGGAGAACCCATGTTCTTAGCAGAGACAAATGATTCATTTACTATGACAATAAAAGAGGATCCGGAGTATGATGCTAGAGTAGCCTTTGAATTTGAAGATTCAGACGGATCAAAATTCAGAATTATAAGAATGGATAAAGATTTTGCTATGTTAGGTAATGAAATACCAGGGTTAAATGAGGAGGGCATGATACGTGTTAAACATATATAAAAAAGATCCAGTATTACAAGAAGGAGACTTCATACAGCGTGGTGAAGTTTTAGTACAAGTTACAAAACTTGAAAGAGATAAAATATGGTGTTCACCTACTGTAGTTGGGGATCTTGTAATAGAAGAAGATCCCTTTGTATGGGAAGGACGATATACTAGAGTTTGGTATAACCCGCGTGAATGGGCCCAGGATTTGATTGATTTGTGGGCTATGAGACCTATGACAAAATCTCCATTACTTAGTATGACAGGTGATTTTACACAAAGATTTATAGAGGATGATGGATTTAAATAGAGTGAACCTTATGCAAGTAATGTCTTATAATCAAGATGCAGTAATAGACCCGAATGAGAATGTCCTTTTCTTCTGGGGTGGGTACAGTAAAAAGTTAGTTATAAGTGTACCAGGAAATAGCTTTTTAGATAGAATGGGAGCTGGATTTGGAATGGGGATCCTATCCTTCTGTTGCGACCCTACCAGGCCGCAGGCATATGATGGTCAAGAGTATGAGATATTTTACCCCGAAATGTGTAATAACCAGGTAAATTGGAAAACAAGAACATGAAATTACTCAATCCCCCAAGACTTAAAGCAGGAGATTATATTCAAAGAGGAGAACATATAGCGCGAGTAAAGTATATTGTAGGTAAGCGTATTATATGTGATCCGGAAGAAGGTGAATGGGTTGTAGACTCTGACGGTTTATTTGAATGGGAAGGAGAATATGTACGTAACTTTGTATTTTGGAGATTACGTTTTGGAGCTGGTTTATATGAAGCGGTCAAAGATCCTACCAGACTTCTAAAAATTCAAACAGGACGATTTGGAATGGAAGTATTAAATAAAGCAATACATGATTTATATCAACGATAGAATAACACAGGATCAGGATTGTGTAATCCTGGAGGATGAACAGTATATCTTTGAGAACCCATATTCACATAAATATGAACACTTGTCCGGAAAAGAAGTATTAGAAGCTTTAACTAACCCAAGATGGTTAATGGCTGCACATGCCAGAACTTTGCAAAACTTTTTAATGTGGGGAAATGCAACAATCAATCCACGAGTTAAATGATGGGTGGACTGTCCACACTCCGCTGGGTCCCGGAACAGCTCTACTGATAACTACCCCCGGGTATCTGACCAATGCCGTTGTGTACGTGAAACTAGAAGACGGCCAGCTTAAACACTTCGATACGAATGACATTAGAATCTACGGGTCTCCCACATACGGAGAGTCTTTAAAACCGGTTATACCTGAAGGTTGGAAATAATTTCACAATATCAGACATTTTGGCTATTTTATAGATGAAATCCACGCCAAAATGACAAAATTAGAAATTCTTGATCGTCTTCTACGATTAATAGAAATAGTAAGTGCCTGCTATGGAAGTTTGCTCGTTAAGGGTTACTTGGACAAAAGGCGTGAAAGAAAGACAGATACTGTGTCCAAGGACATAGATAGAAAAAGACAGGCACAAGAAGTGGCAGAAAGGATGTTATATGAGCTCGAGGCGAGTCGTGTGGTTTTTTGGCTGTTCTCAAACGGAGACACAACGTTGAACGGTTACCACCTTAAAAAGCTATCGGTCTTCGCTGAAGCCAATCATCCCGGGCAAGAAATGATGTCCCCGTACTTTCAGCTGGTACCATCCAAGCAGTTTGAAAGAGCATTGATGCAACTGCACGATGCTTCGGACGATTACCTGGTAACACAGGAGAGTTCTTTAACAGACTCTTTGTCAGCACTCGCAGATCAGTACAATATTGATACTATTCTGCGTGTAAAGGTTAGAACAGATACCGGAAGATGGGTCGGAATGGTATCTGTATGCTATTCAGATAACCGCGAGCTGACTGAAGGACAGATTGCTTTTGCTAAAATGCAGGCAGCTATCCTGGGCTCTATTAAATAACTACAATGCAATCCTTAAAACCCAGAATCAAAAGCATTCTGGACAAAGTAACAAAGTACTTTACTTATGACAGGGTTTTGCTTTTTGCTATTATTCTTCTTATCCTGCTTATTTCTACATGTAATAAGTGGAAGGGGAAGAAGGCACTTGACGAAGCCAAGAAAGAAGCCGTAACATGGAAAGATAAATACGGCAACGAGCATGTTCAGGTCGAACAATTAGTCCTGGATAAAGAAAAGATGAAAGAAGAGGTAGATAGTATAGCCAAGGTTCTGGAGATCAAACCTAAGACGATCACCAAGTACGTCAAAACCAAGGCAAGAATAGACACCATAGTCAGGGCAGAAGTCAGAGAAGTGCCCAAATTTGACACCGTATGGCTCGCAGATGGCAGTTTCAGGGTGGATACAATAACTGAGAGGTCTTTAGACTTCGTGGACAGAACCCGAAACCCGCCTCCATTAGAGATACACGCCAAAGGAGACTCTATAGACGTCAAGGTAAACATGGATCTGAACGTAGTAGACTATGACAAGAGGGCTAAGATCCTTGGCTTACGGATAGGAAAGAAGCACCACTACACAGACATCAGCACAAACAACCCTTATGTCAAGTTCGATGGTGCACAAGTATACAAGAAAGTAGAGAGACCGCCTTTAAAGCTACGAACGGGATTTGGACTAGGTCTCAGTTTTAATCCAGTAACCGGGAAAGTCACCCCCGGAATAGTAATAGGTGCCTTTTTAAGTCGATGATGACAACATCACAGATAATAACAAAGTATGGTGAGCCTGGTCCTGAAAACCAAGTTCTTATGCCATTACCCTACCCAATGGTAATAGCCTGGGATAAGGCAAAGACCACTTCCCGTATGCAGTGTCACAAACTTCTGGTACCCAACTTTACCCGGGTATTCACCCAGATCCTGGAGAAATATGGACTGGATAATATAAGGGCCCTGGGTATAGACCTCTTTGGAGGTTCATATAACTTCCGTAAGATGAGAGGTGGCAATGAATGGTCTAGGCACTCCTGGGGAATCGCAATAGACCTGGATCCGGAAAGAAATCCGTTGAAGGCGTCCAAAAAGACTGCGCAATTCGCCAAGCCTTCTTATAAACCAATGATAGAGATTTTCTATGCTAATGGTTTTATAGGACTGGGTCCAGAGAAAGACTATGATTGGATGCATTTTGAGGCAAGATCATGAAAGAGAAGGACGAAAAATATGTAGATAGTCTCATTAAAAAAGTAATTTACGATTACGGTATTGAGATCTTTCAGAACGAAGAGGACTTCTGGAAGTGGATGAATTGTCACATGATGCATCTTCATGGCAGAAGGCCAAGAGACCTACCAGTAGAAACTATTCTTGAAGAACTAGAGAACTTTAAAACAGACCAATATTAACCCTCTTCGGAGGGTTTTTTGTTTTTACGACATTTTGTCGTATTATTGTAGTATAAAACAACTACAATGAATCATTGCGACAAATTTTTTAGATTTCCAGTAAAACTGTTTCTAACCAAGGATATAGAGGACAGTAAGAATCGTGAAGAGATCTTAGGAATAAAGTTAGAAGAACCGGAAGAACCTGACTATGTTACAGGTTGGGACTGTGTAGATGTTAATGATATACGAGGTTTTGGGACTATATTTTCCCGCAATCGTAGTATTGAGGATGTCAAAGCTGATGGGTTTGACAGTACTATTATATATTTAAGTTACGGCAGAGAAGTGGGTTGTGCCTGGTCTCCAGATAAGTTTAAAGAGAAGTTAAACACATTTGTAGAAAGAATGGAAGAAGAAAAAAAGAGACAAAAGGAAAAAGAGCTCATAGAGCAAGCAGATACTATTACACGTCAAATTGAAGTGAACCTATCACATGCTGTATATGAGCCTGTAGAAGAGCCTAGAAAAGATAGCATATTGCAAAGGTTCATAAAGTGGATTAAATCTTTTTAATTTGAATTTGGAAATCATAAAAGTTTATACTATATTAAATTATGGAAGAGAGTAAAACCAATGTAAAAAGTTTAAATCCCTTGACTGCAGAGACTAGGGACGGTCTTATGAAAAAACTAAAAGACACTCATGAGATCTTAGAACTCCAAGCACAAGTAGCCGAGGCCCGGATGAGAATAAAAAAGGCCAACCTGGAAGAGCTAATATACGCTTTAAAGCAACATGAACTAGAGCAAAAACCAAATGATGGAAACAGTCAAAAAAGTTGAAAAGAGAGTAAAATTTGATTCCCTTGAAAAGATTGTACACCTTCAGTTGATGCTTTACTCTTTTACAGAGGGTATTCATCTTTCTCCTGGGGATTATAGTTTGCTAGTTCATGTTGCTATCCATGGTTACGATAGACGCAGCACGCCCAATGAACTAGTGGAGAAACGAGTTTTTTTACATAAGCAGTCTGTGCGTAACACTCGTAATAAACTGGTAGACAAGGGATTACTTGTTGAGGGGCCACGACATATATATAAAATTAACCCCGATATAAAGTTAGAAAGTCGTGGACATATAATGATAGACTTGAAGGCGATCAACATATGAAAGCATTAAAAAAGTCAAACATCATTCCTATGGTAGCTGATCAAGAGGGAATAGATGAAAAGTTAGTAAAAACTATTGTTGACTTTTATTGGAAAGAGGTAATTACAGCTATACGGGACATGAAGCATCTGAACATTGAAATTCATGAGCTCGGTGAAGTTAGGGTGGCAAAGTCTAAAATAGATCGATATACGGAAACTTTGGGTAAATACAAAGCAAAGTATGATCCGGGAACCCCACAATATAATGATGCTGTAGACAAGTTGTCTAAGTTAGATTTTTTAAGACAATTACGCGACGAAGAGTATGAAAAGCGAGACCTGGTCAGACAAAAAAGGAAAAAACATGACGAAGCTAAGGAAAGTGTGGAATGATAAATGGTCTATCCTGGAAGGTTTTTGGAATTCGGTCACAATCTTTGTTTCGCCAAATAAAAGAAGAACGATTAAAACCCGTCGTGAAGTCTGTAGTGTTTGTGTACACTGCGATAAGAAAGGTGAACGTGACAATGCTTTTATTAAAGGTAAACCAGCCTGCGGAATATGTGGGTGTAATATAAAGATCTTAACCGCTTGCTTGTCCTGTGAATGTTCTTTAAATGATATAGGCGAAGAACCAAAATGGAAATGATAAAGTTTATTGAAAATACACATAAGTATGTAGACATGGGAGGGGATGTAGACTGGAAATCAGTTACTTCTCTTATACACGATTACATACCAAAAAAAGATTGGGACAAAATAGCAGAACGTTATGCTAAAAAACATAAACTAACTTCTCAAGAAGTAAAAGATAAATGGAAAAAGGAGAATGATATTAGTCTTGAGCGTGGAACTAAATTTCATAAACAACGAGAAGAAGACCTTCTTTCTTGTGGGACCGTAGAGGGACTGTCGATTTATCAACCGTCTATAGACGATGATGGATATAAAATTGCCCCGTCTCAAAAACTCAATGAAGGTGTATATCCGGAACTACTTGTATACCTTAATTCAGCAGGTATTTGTGGTCAGGCTGACTATGTTGAGATTCGGAATGGGATGATAAATATAAAGGACTGGAAGACCAACAAAGAAATTAAAATGAACGGATATGTAAACTGGGAAGGAGTAGAAGAAAGGCTTTTACCCCCTATCTCAAGTATACCAAACTCCAATTACTGGACGTACGCTCTGCAACTTAACACGTATGCATATATAATCAGGAAGAATAATCCGCTGCTGAAGATTGGCAAATTAGAATTGCTACACATCCAGTTTGATAACGAAGGAGAAGTATCCAACATCCAACCATATATTCTTCCTGATTTGCAGAGTGTTGTGAAGAGTATGATCGATCATTATAAAAATAAAAAATGAAAGAACGCGAAAAAAATGATTTTTCTGTGAAGGTATCTGAGCATGATTACACAATGATACTCACTTATGACAAATCCGGAGGAATGAGGATTATACGTAAATCCTCTTTAGAGCATGGCAAGAGAAAATATCAGGAAGTCTATCTTCCAAAAGAGGCAATGTTGCAACTTGCCTACCAATTACTACAAAAAAATTATTAATGGCCCCTAAAATATTCGACATTGAGAATGGAAGACTTATAGTAAACGAGCACATTCTCTCTATACCGGAACTGAAAGCTGTGTATGAGGGGTATAGTGATCCAGAACCGCCTTTACTTTATCTTCGTAATCTCTGTGATCCTTATAGTCCATATAACAACATTGAAGAAGAGATCAAAGAAGAAGTTTTATTTAATGATTTTCCAGGAGAATATTCCCCGGAAGATGAAGTTATAATATCTGCCCGTAAAAAATTAGAATCTTTTTATATAACACCTAGTTACAGGTACTATTTAGACAATAAAGCTCTCCTGGAAAACCTTGGAAAATATGCACGTACAGCCCAAGTGCGAGATGATGGAAAGAACAGTAACGTTCCTCATCTTCAAGCTCAAATTAACAATTTAGCAAAGTCCATGGTGAGTTTTAGACAATTTGAAAAACTTGCTGAAGAAGAACTCCAGAAATCCCGCATACGAGGTGGAGCTTTTGAGGCATATGATGCTGAAGACTAATGGTATATAAATTCCCTCTTAACGTCCCCATCTACAACTCTTCGAACGACAACTGGGGTACAACTGAATTTGGAACTCTTGAAGAGTTTAAAGAATTTGTAACACCTCTATTTAAAGAACCTGGTTTATATGAATTTGATGAAACTGCGTGGAAATTTAATGAGCAAGCTCAGATTTTTGATTCTCGTAAGTATTATTGTAATTCAGCTTTCAAAAGTAAAGATTTTAGGACTTACTGGGATGCAGAAAAAGAAAAATGCAGAAACGGTGTAATATTTATAGGAGAAAATAACACATGGTACCTTACCCGGGATTATTATATGTGGTTAAACTTTCTTCCTATCTACAATAAAGAGATATCTGACTTTGGTTTTGCAAAAGTACGTGACGTTCAGTATCATATGGCTCTCTACGAGCTTTTAGCTGAATTAAATTACAAACACTGTGTTATCCTAAAGAAACGTCAGATTGCATCATCCTATTTCCACGTCGCTAAATTGATTAATAGTTTTTGGTTTGAAAGAGGTTCCATTCTTAAAATAGGTGCAGCACGTGAAGATTATATTAACTTAAAAGGGTCCTGGAGGTTCTTTAATGAATACCGGGATTTTTTACATAAATATACAGCATGGTATCGACCATGTACGCCAGATAAAGTTCTTAACTGGCAGCAGAGAATAGAAGAAACTACCCCTGATGGTAAAAAGAGTTATCGCGGGAATAAGTCAATTATTGTAGGAACGAGTTTTGAAAAAAGAGCTGATGCTGGTGTAGGTGGTCCATGTACTTATTTCTTTCATGAAGAAGGTGGTATCGCACCAAAAGCAGATAGAACTTTCTTTTTCATTAAACCATCGATGCAATCCGGCATGGTAACAACCGGAGTTTTCATTTTAGCAGGCTCTGTAGGTGAATTAGACATGTGCGAGCCTATGAAAGACATGATGTTACGTCCTGGTGGAGACTTCATGTCAGTTACTCATAAACTCATGGATGAAAATTGGGCTGAGGGGACTACAGGTCTCTTTATCCCAGAACAGTGGAGTATGCCTCCTTATATTGATAAGTATGGTAACTCTATGATTAAAGAGTCTCTTGAAGCTATAGCTGTTGAAAGAGAAAAATGGAAAAAGGATTATACACCTGAGAAGTATCAGTATTCTGTATCTCAGCACCCTATCAACATCAAAGAAGCCTTTGACTATCGTACTGAGTCTGTATTTCCTCCACATTTGGTTCAAAGACAAATGAAGAGATTAGATGACAACGAAATACTTATAGAATATCTTGATATATATGAAGAGAATGGTAAGCCAAAATTTAAAGACTCTCGTCGTTTTCCTTTGAATTTTCCAACAGATAAGAAAATAGAAGATAAACGCGGTTGTATTATAGTCCACGAAAGACCTCCAGATAATCCTGATTGGGGGATATACTATGGATCAATTGACCCGGTAGGAGAAGGTAAAACAACTACTTCTGAATCACTCTTTTGTCTGCAGATCTATAAAATGCCTACAGAAGATGTTACAATCGGGAAAGATGGAGCTAAAAGCAGTATAAAAGGAGACAAACTTGTAGCATCCTGGACTGGGCGTTATGACGATATCAACGATACACATGATTTAGCCCGCATGCTTATTGAAATGTACAACTGTTGGACTCTTGTAGAAGCAAACGTATCCCTTTTCATTAACTATATGATAATGAAAAAGAAACAAAAGTACTTGGTACCTAAAGATCAGGTACTGTTTCTTAAAGAGCTTGAAGGAAATAAGATGTCTTATCAAGCCTATGGTTGGAAAAATACAGGTGGAATGTTTCATAATCATTTGATTTCATACGCAGTAGAGTATACGAAAGAAATTATTGACCAAGAGCTACTTCCGGATGGAACTGCAGTTAAAACTCACTATGGTATTGAGCGTGTAACTGATCGTACCTTACTTGAAGAGATGCTTCAATATCGTGAAGGTTTGAACGTTGACCGTCTTGTGACCTTCGCGGCATTAATAGCGTTCAGAAACCTTCAATTAGCCAGTCGCGGCTACAAAAAGACCATAACATACGAAGAAAATTTCAAAAAGTCACAAGATTTGTATAAATTATCAAGGAACCCCTTCTCTAATATCGGCGGACTATCCAAGGGAAGTCCGTTTAAAAATATGCGCTAATGCAAGTAGTATCAGCTTTTCAACTGCTACAAGGCTACAAATCTAAGGATGGCGGATTCAGTTCACCAGCCGTTAGTTTGATTCAGCCTATTCAGATGTTGCCCTACAAAGACAAGGACAACACTTGGCGAGCCCACGCCATGGACTGGCCTGAACGCCAGGGTATAGAACAAATACAACTTAAATACAGACGGCTCAATAAGAATTATCAATTAGCTGAAGGCATTATTGATAGAGCAGACTATTGTCAGGATGAAATGAACGAGAACAAAGATATTCTAGATGTACTGTCTCGTCAATCTGACCCTAACTCTTTGACCGAACTTAAGTTCTATCCGATTATTCCCAATATAGTTGACCTCCTTGTAGGGGAGTTTCTTAAACGCAACAATCGTGTAACAGCATATGCTGTAGATGAGTTGAGTGTTAATGAAAAGTTGGACAAAAAGAAACAACTTGTTAATGATATTCTGATCCAGCAGGCTCAAATGGAAATTGTTCAGAATCTTATTGATATGGGGGAGGACATGGAAAGCGAAGAAGCTCAGCAAATGCTTAGCATGGAGAATATTCAAAGCCTTCCTGATGTAGAAAAGTTTATAAGAAAGAGTTATCAAAACGTAGCGGAACAGTGGGCTAATCATCGTATTAAATCAGACAGGGCGCGTTTCAGAATGGATGAGCTGGAAATGGGCGCTTTCCGCGATGCTATAATAACCAATCAGGAATTTTGGGAAATACAAATGTTCGAGGATGATTATGAACCTCGTCTTTTAGATCCACGACATGTGTTCTATCATATGTCTCCTGGAGGGGGCTATATATCCGAAGGTAATTTTGCAGGCTATATAGAGCTTATGACTATAGCTGATGTAATAGATACGTTTGGCTGGAAAATGGATGAAGATGAAATTAAGTCTCTGGAATCTATATTTCCTGACAGAAATGCTTCGTTCCTTTTAAATCTTCCTAATGACGGGTCTTATTACGATACAACAAAGAGTTATCTGGATAATCAGCGTGGTGGATCTTTACAATACAAACAATTAATGGCGTTTGAGGACACTTTTGGTGGACCTAGAAGAGGTAGGTCTACTTCCCTTGACCAAATGCTAGGTGCTGGTAATACAGAAGCAGATAGAAGTTTACTGCGTGTTACCACAGGCTACTGGAAAAGTCAAAAGAGAGTGGGGCATCTTTCCAAGATAGATGAAAATGGAGAGCTAATGCAGGCAATTATATCTGAAGACTTTGAGATAACTGTAGATCCTATCTATGACACAACGTTTTATAAAGAGAAAACTAAAGATAATCTAGTCTATGGCGAGCATATAGACTGGATTTGGATAAATGAAGTGTGGGGCGGTGTTAAAATAGGACGCAACCTACCTTCTACTATCATACAAAGCACTGTAAACGGCCAGGATCCTATTTATCTGGGCATTGGGAGCAAAAAAAGACCAGATCGTCTTCCATACCAATTCAAAAGTAACAGTTCTATTTATGGCTGTGCCATTCCTATAGAAGGTACTGTCTTTTTTGATAGCTCTCCTGTGGACAGAGTTAAGCCCTTCCAGGTAAGCTACAACTTTGTTAACAATCAAATTTCTGATATTCTTATAGACGAACTGGGTACTGTTATCATTATTGATCAAAATATGATACCTAAACACAGTATGGGGCAAGATTGGGGTCCAAATAACCTCACTAAGGCATATGTAGCTATGAAAAACTTTCAAATGCTGCCACTAGACACATCTTTACAAAATACAGAGGTTAGTACGCACTTTAACGGACTTCAAAAAATCGACGCCTCTCAAACAGAACGTCTATTAGGTAAGATCCAACTCTCCTTATACTTTAAGAATGAGGCATTTGCAGCTATAGGTATTACACCAGAGCGTTTAGGTACTGTAAACTCACAACAAACTGCTACTGGTACTCAAACAGCTGTTAACAACAGCTATGCTCAAACAGAAAAATATTTTACACAACACTCTGATTTCCTTATGCCCAGGGTATGGGAGCTTATGCTAAGCGCTGCCCAATATTATACATCTAAAGGATCTGTAACACTATCGTACATTAATGAAGATGATGACGAAATCATCTGGCAAATGCCCGATGGTATAGATCTACTTCCAAGAGAAATCGATATTTACTGTACAACATCTTTTGAAAAGAAAGAGCTCAAGCGTAAACTTGAACAACTTGCTATTGAAAACAATACAACAGGAGCAAGTATATTCGATCTTGGTCGAATTTTTACATTAGATACACCATCTGATATACTTGATGCATTACGTGAAAGCGAATTGAAATTTCAAAAACAACAACAAGCTCAACAAGAGCATGAAGCCAAGTTACAAGAGCAAATGTTACAAGCTCAAGCTCAAGAGGCAGAAAGAATTCGTCAATTTGAAGCCAGTGAAAATCAAAAAGATCGTGAAGCTAAAATACTTGGCGATCAAATTAGAGCTGCAGGATATCCTGACGATACGGGAGACGATGATTACATGAATAGATTGCAAATGATTCAAAGTCAACAAGAATATTCAGACACTATGGGGCTTAAACGTGAACAGGAGACTAATAAACAAAGTCTTGAAAGGGATAAAATGTCCATTAAACGTGAAGAAATGCAAGTAAAACGTGAACAAGCAGACAAAGCTTTGCAAGCTGCACGTGAAAATAATGTAGAAAGTAGGCTCCAAGCACAAAGAAAGAAGAGAGAACAGGCTAAGAAAAAGAAGAAGTAGCCATATACTGTAATAAAACTGTATTATAAATTGAAAATATTGGTTTTCATGAAGTTAAATCGTATATTATAATTGAATAAAATCAAACAATGGCAGAAAATAAAATCTCAACGACCGTAAAAGACGTGTCATTTGATGACATCTTGGCAGAATTTGATAAACCAAAGGATGATCAGGTATTATCGACAAGTAAGTTTATACCAGACCCAAATGCAGAAAACAAGGTTTTCGACGCACCTATTAAAAAAGAAGAGCCAGCCCCAGTAGTTGACGATAAAGATAAGCCTAAAGTGGCAAATGAAGGGACTGCAATTGAGACTAAGCTTGAAAAAGTTGAAATAAAAGACCTCGACTCTGTTTTGGACCGTAAACCAGAGGAAGAGGTAGAAGAAGAGAAGAAAGAAAGTTCTTTGATAAGTGTCCTGGATGAATTAACGAAAGAAGATATTCTGATACCTTTCGATATGGACAAGCCTATTTCTCAGTACTCTCATGAAGATCTCAAAGAGCTGATTAAAGAAAACATTAATCACCACAAAAAAGAGGCTCTTGAAACTGAAATAGGTGAATTTTTTGAATCCCTTCCAGCTGAAATTCAATATGCTGCGAAGTATGTTGCTGATGGAGGCAATGATTTGAAAGGTCTGTTTAAAGCTCTTGCAGCTACAGAAGAGATTAAATCATTGGATGTTAAGAATGTAAAAGACAGAGAGTCCATCATACGTGAATATTATCGCGCTATAGAGTGGGGTAATGAGGACGAAGTGGAAGAAGAAGTTGAAAGAGTAAAAGAGTTAGGAGAGTCTGAGTTAGAGAAACTTGCTAATAAATTCAAGCCAAAACTTGAAAAAATGCATGAAGAAGTTACTCAGCAACAGATAGGTCGACAGGAGAGAGCTAAGAAAATCCAACAGGAAGAAATGAATTTTTATCTGGAAAACGCTCATGAGGCTATAAAAGCAGGTAAAATTGATGAAATTCAGTTGGACAAAAAAACTCAATCAGCCTTGTGGGCTGGCTTGACTCAACCTTCTTATCAAACTCGTCGTGGTGCAATAACCAACAAATTAGGACACTTATTGGAAAAGTATCAATACACTGAACCTAATTTCAATCTGATATACAAAGTGTTATGGCTTCTTGAAGACGAAAAAGGTTTTGAAGATGCTGTATCCAAAAAAACAGGAAATAAAGTAGTCTCTGACACTGTTCGAGTTCTGAAAACAGAACAGTCTAAGAAAACCGGAAATGGAATTAAAGACGGAGAACCAGATAATACTCGAGAAAAAAAGAAAGTACTGACTAGAAATGTACCAAATTTCATGTCAGGATTAAAAAAGTAAAAACAAATCTAAAATAAAATGGCCAACACCCCCGTACTCAACAATGGGTTATTTGTTCGTGATACGTCCTTTAAAGTGGAATCCCACGTGGACAGTTATCACTTGCTTAACCTCATAAAACAGGAAACACCCACTGATCTCGGTGTGGTAGACCTTTGGGCTATGACCCAAAAAGTGGAGACTCCTCTCTATCAACTCGCCTCATTTAAAGGAAGAAATGTCATATCGGTAACTGACCCTAAAGGCCAGTATACATGGAGAATTCCTACCGCTCAGGACATTCCTTTTATAGTAGAAGATATCTCTGAAGTAGATCAGCCAGGTTTGGACGGTCAAACTTTCAGAATCAAAATCAACAGACGTGCTTATGGCTACGGTGCTGTACTTGGTTTCTCCAAGTATTCCGGACCAGAGATGTATGTTGTTCCCGAAGAAGTTGCTAAAATTGAACCTCATGGTAATGGTTGGGCTTACACAGTTCAACTTGTAAACAATGATAACTTCCGTTACATTGACAAAAAATACCTAAGAGTTAATACTAAAGTCTTCAGAAAAACATCTGCCCATAGTGAACATGGCAGGAGCTATGATGATCTTGGAGTTATCAGTTCCGGATACCGTGAGTACTACAACTACGTTGGTTTCAACGAAGCTACATCTCACTACTCTGTATCTAGTCGCGCTGCCCTTCTTGAAAAGAACGGTGTAATGGCTAATGGAGGTTTGAAGGTAACTGAAATTTGGCGCAGTTTTGACCCAGGTCTGGACCCAACAATTACTACTTTGGATGGTGTAGCCAATAAAATGGGTGAAGACTATGTTAGACGTTCAATGTCTAATGGTAGTTTGCTTCGTGGATGGTTGCCAGCTATGGAAGCTGCTCACGTCAGTAAAATTGCCCGGGATATTGAAACTTATCTGATGTGGGGTACCGGTGGTACTATCCGCGATGGTGCAGACAATATTCGTCTTTCTGTTGGTCTTTGGCAACAACTTGATAGTTCTTATAGACGTGTGTACAACAAGAGCCAGTTTAATTTGGACTTGTTCCGCTCTGAACTCTTCTCTTTCTTTAATGGTAAAGAGAACTTCGTAGGACCTGATCCTGGAAGAAGTATAGTAGTTCAAACTGGTATGGCTGGTATGAAACTAGCAAGTGAAGCAATTGCTAAGTATGCTTTCTCTCATGGACTAGTTGCAAATGCTACCGAACTTGGGGCTATCACTAACAAAGGTATGGACCTTGGTTTCGGATTCGCATTCACCAGCTTTATTATACCGTTTATTGCTAATGTTAAGTTTGTACTTAACCCAGCTCTAGATCCAGTCCATGACAATGATATAGACAACCCGATCATAGATGGTTATCGTTTGAGTTCTTACAGCTTTATCATATTTGACGTAACTGAGAATATGAACGATAATATCTACCTGTTGAAACATAGTGTTTACGACAAAGGTTTGATCTGGTTCGTTGAAGAAGGTGATATGAGCTATATGGCTCGTCAGCTTCAAGGATTTAAAGGTAATCCTAAAATTTCTGGTTATGCAGTTTACATGCGTCAAACCATGCCTGCAATCTGGATTAAGGATCCAACTAAGATTCTGAAAATCGTAATGCGTAATCCTATTACAGGTCTCGCATTCGGTGCAGCAAAATAACCCCCTTTCTGAGGCGCTACCTTAGGAAAACCAACAAACCCCGTAAGGTTTGTTTAGGGTGACCACATTGGTGGCATGGAGCTCGTGACTCCTTCACCCGCAAGAGAAATAACCAAATATTAAACAATGGCAGTTGCACAAGCTAAAAAACAAACAGTGGCTGGATATACGAACCTTGTTGACGAGTTTCGCCAGTACAATTCCTCTGATATTAGGATTAAACCTTATATAGATCCGGATAAACCTCGCCAGAATATGGGCCTGGAAAGATACGGACAAGTGCTCTTTGAAGGAACAATGCTAGAACAGCAACTACGTTGCACAATTATCAACGGTGTTACACGATATGTAACGGGTCTTGACGAAAGTGCAGAAAGTGTTAAAAGACTAGAGGGGGATCAAAAAGATGCTAAAGTTAAAATGATCCGGGAAACAGTGTCAAAACTGGAAGCTGAAATCTTTTTTAACACGTTGAAAACTGATGATCCCGATTTCTGGTCTAAAACATCCTTAGCACCTAACAGGCCAGACTTTTGGTCAACGGTTAGCATAGTTGTTGGAAATGAGGGGCTTGTGTTAGATCCCGCTAATCCACATGAGTTGATTAAAATTATAGCTGCAGAAGCTGGTGGATTTGATGACATAGCTGGATCGTACGATGATGCAAGAAAAGCATCCAATCCTCCTAAATTTTATATGGAGAGACGTCGTGATGCACGAGTTCAGGAGTCTAGATTAAAGCAATTGCGTGATGGAGCGATTTATGAGCTCTACAAAACACGCACAGAAGAGCCTCAAAAACTGTTCTGGTATGCTAAAAACCTACTGCCAATAGCAAATGGTTATAAAAAAACTGATCCTATTGAAATTTGGTACACCGACCTTGGCTCCTTTATTGAAGGAACTGGCATTGAAACAGATAAGAAGAAAGCTCCTGAAAAATTTCTAGCTATGATTCGCTATGAAAGTGAGTACACTATAGTTAGAGCATATGTTCTGGAAGCTGCCTTTACAAAACGATTGATAACAAAAGCTGATAATAAGATCTACAGTCGTGAATCAGGCACATTACTTGGTAATAACCTTGAAGAGTGTGTAGAATACCTGAGACAGCCTGTAAATCAAATGGAACTGGATAGTATCCAAAACCAGATAGACCCAATATGGAGCCGTTGATATGGATAACAACCTTGTACGACTTAAGTTAAAACAACGCCTGAACAAACTGGCATCAAGTGACTACACTAACCTTGATTGCTGGCAGGAAGCTGAACTGTTGCACAAAGGTCAAATTCAGATAATTAGAAGAGGACTTCACGGATTAAACCTGGCAAAAGAAGGAGATGAACAAAGCACAACAAGAGTTGACGATTTTCAAATTCTGCTTAAACAACAAGAGTTAAAAGGATCTAGCCAGGAGTTGTATTTTGAAACGGTAGAATTACCGGAGAATTATATGAAGTTTAAGAGGATGTCCGTTATGGCTTATACAAAAGCCTGCGAAACTCCTAGGAGCATTACAATAAGATTGGTAGAAGAGGCCAACGTAGATGAACTTCTCCAGGACTATTTGATGAAACCGTCCTTTAAGTGGGCAGAAACTTTCTGCACTTTAATAGGAAATAAAGCAAGAGTTTACACCAATAAAGAATTTATCATAAAAACCTGTAATTTAACGTATTACAGATTCCCAAAACCAATAAGTTTCTCAAGTTGTAGAGATTGGAACGATGAAGTGATGATCGAACAAGAGTTTGAATTTAAAGACGACTTAGTTGAACTCTTTATAAGTGAAGCAGTTAGAATAGCTTCAGCAGATATACAAGACTTCAACAATCATCAAAGGTCCAGCAACGAAGTAGAAACAAATACGTAAGTATCTATTTATAATCTAAACCCATAAAAACATGTATTTTTCAAACCATTTTCACAAAGCTTTCGTCAACCTGTCAGGTGCTATCCTGGAAACGGGAACGACTGCAAATCTTGTGCCTGGTCAACTTGGTTTCGCCAGTGCGAAAACTTGGAGCCTAATTGCCGTAGGTTCTGCCAGTGTTGCTACGCATCCGTTGGTAGTTCTTGCTCAAGGTTCGTTGTACCAGAACGATAAGATTGGCAAATTTCACGGCGGCTATGCTGAGTCTGTGAAATCACGCCCTATTAATGGCCGATTGATAACCAAGTTTACCAAATTTGTACCTCGTGATGAACAG